CGACTCCCCTTATTACGGATGTTCTGTTCAGTGAAGTTCGGGACTGCAACCGTAGCGAGTTTCCTGAATACGGAACCCCGCACCCTAATGCTAATAAGTGGCCCCACCACAAGTTAGTTTTCATTAAGCCCGTAGATATCGAGCGTAATGAGATTTTTGAGTTCTTCTATGCAGCGGAGCGCGAGAACCAAGACCTCTACAACTTCTCTTCCGGTTATCGTAACGTCATCGGTAACGTAGGGGGCCGCGAGTTTCGAGTCGTCCAACGCTCATACGTGACGTTGCGCGAGGGTTTCCAACCTTTGGATATTCCGTTTGGGACCGCCATGCCCGACACCCCAGAGGGTAAGTTTGATGGGGTCGAATACGTATTTTTCGACAGGCAACAACAACCGATAACTGAGCAGGAGTTAAACACGCTCTTTGTCGCAGAGGTCCACACCTATATTGAGACGGCTTTTCTGGAATACAAAATATCTTACACGACCACAAAAAGTGATGTCGTGCCGGAGAAATTTCAAATTAATATCCCCCAAACAACCACTGAGCAGATTGTTGAGGGCCTTGCTGAACAACCCACCCTAACGGACACACAGCTTTCCGTATCAGAAGAGCAGATTAACCCCGACATCAAGTTTGTAAAGACCATATCCAGAGCGAAGCCGGAGGGTAATATTTCTTTTACCGGAAGACGTGCGTATGTAGAAGGGGGCCCGCCAGCAGACGTAGTTGAAACGTATTCTGAAAACCAAATGGACGTTGACACTGGAGTCAATGTAGTTCAGTCCACTGTTTCCCCGTTGGGGGACGGAAGCTTCACCAAAGAAACAGTCGAGGTCGAGTCGTGGCCTGTGCTTACGGGCTCTGAATTCGATTTTGTGTTGAACGCACAGGTAGTAAACACGCGGCAAATGGTCCCGCCGCCATCAGACTTCTCTGAGCCCAACACCTCGTATAAACCAATAAATGAGGATCGATCCTTGAAGATCGTTGAAGAGGCCCCATTAGAGGCTCTTGAGGGGTATCATATCTCGGTCCCAACAAGGATTGATTTAAAACTGCCCGCAGTACTTAAATCTATTAGTGTGTTGTGGGTTGTTGACGAAAGCATAGGCGAGGGGGAGTCGGTTGGTCGCGGGGACAATCCTGATAATGCTAGTGAGTATAAGATATCTGCTTCATCTGGAATGGATGGTAGAGCGGACAACTCAGCCCAACCTATAGTTAGTATTGAAACTGAGGTTGTTTTCGGTAACGATATACCAGCCACAGTGCATTTTTTCTATTTAAATTCGGAGGGACAATCCGTAAGTGAAGACGACCTAATGTCAAGAATATCAACCCTGACTGGTGGCGGCATTCAGGGTTGGCCCACTTTCAAGCCGAAGTCCCACACTATCGTCGCGAACGGTGCGTCTATATCAGCCGTTTCAAACGCGAAGGTAGAGGCAGCGATATCAAAAGATAGAAAGAAGAGAGTCATTTCTCAAGGATCATCCGAAGGGGGGTCACATACAGTTAACCGCTCTATTGATGTAACCAATTTAGCCCCAACAATCCACGGACCTATTTCTGTTGGTGGCGGCAACGAACAAACAACCATAACAGTAGCATCGCAGGCTAGAGCACGGCTTGAAGGAGACGAGTTTGGCGAGGTGGACCCCGTCATCTCGTCCTATGCCGCTTCCGCACCTGTCTATGTGTCGCCACTATCCCTCCCCGCTACGTCCCCCTCAGACATACCCAGAACAGGGAGATACTTAGTTAGTTCCTCAGCCGAGCCTTTCAAGTGGGGGTGGATAAAATGTTCCGCAACAATTATTGACGCAAGTCAATTTTCCTCTTAATTTTTATTATGTCTGATGATGTAAACATGGATTCCTTTATACTGGACACTCTTAGGTCGATGCGTAGGCCTAGAGACTCAGGTTTTTACTCGGACCAACCGCCCCTAATCTCAACGTCTACAAAGAAGTTCACCACAACCAGCACTCCCGATGTGCCTGCTGTTGTGTCTACCGACTGTGATCTTCCGGCAGAAGGGCTCGGGATCTATCCCTTTGCCGGTAGTTACAACTCCGACACAGGGGTTCTCACCATTGGCAAAGGCAGCTACGAGTATCCACTTGGAACCAACGTAGATGTACAAGCAACATCAGGTACGGGCAATTACGCCTACGCCGTCATAAAGCAAAACGCAGGGGGCGGATTGGTCGAGTTTAAGACCGAGACATCAGCCACCACAAAAGATCCGACCAATAGGGATGCCGCTGATGAGTACGTTGAGTATTCAAATGTCCTGCTTGGAGAGGTGATGCCGGTTCCTGATCCAGAGGGTGGCCCCGATACTGATACATTCATCCAACGCCGGACGGGCAACCTTTCTTTGATCCGCCGCATCATCAATGGCAGCTTCTGCCTGTGGCCGGAAACAACCGGAGGCTCGTCACTGTAATGGGGGTTCAGGTCAATACCATTGACAGCCACGTCACCTACCGGAAGGGAGAGCTGACGACAGGAACCCCATCCACGGGCAAGGTCGCCTGTGGCCCCGGCACGGCGTATCCGGTCCCTGCAACCCTCGACCAGATCGCGGAGATTTTCTATCGAGTGAGAAACACGATAATCTCTGGCGGCGAATATACTGCGGAATACGAAACTGAGGCTTTTAGGATAAAATATACCGGTATGTTCAACGCGAGTTCGCCACCGGCCCACAACTTCCAACAAGAGCAGTCTGGTGGAGGCGGGTGGGCGCAAAGGATTCGTCGTGGACATACGTTCTCTTCAACCTCAACAAACGAAGGGTGGATTAAGCACCATTGTGGTCCTGTTTATACAGATGAATATTATTTGGCTTTTGGTGATTACCATGACGCGGAGGACGAGTTTTGCATGTGGCCGGATACAGGAGTTGTTAATCTCGTAGATATCAGTCAACCATTTCAGTATTTACAGCCATCAGCATACTCCCCTCCCACTCAAGTAGGGGCTAACCACTACGCCGAAAATAACGGCTCCTACAATGTGTCTGCCCCGCCCGCCTATGGACCTTATCTAAAGAGAGAGGAGCGTTCATATTTTGAGGAGGAGGATGGGAGTATATCCTATTATGATGAGACTTCGTATGATGGCGACATTTCCGATTTTGTTTTTTCTCCGCAGGTCGCATTTATCGGAGCGGAATCGCCTTTCGATCCGGCAGCTACGCTTTACCCCGGAATCAGCTGGAGGAATCTCAATAACACGTACGACTTTACCTCCATGTTCGGATCAGAAGCCAGCAACGGGTCGGCGGAAGTCGTCTTGTCCTCCAGCACGTTGGTGATACCCATCAGGGTGGCCATTCCTGACTACTCCGTGGTATTGACCTCGTCGCCAAAGCTGACCGTCACCGAGTGGTGGCCCTACGCCAAGTCCAACGGATCTCCCGCTTGGAATGAGAACACCGGAGCCTCGCTTTAATTTAAACTGCCGCCGCACCCCCAAGCCTTTACCCTTGACTCTTTGTTTTCCTCCTTGTACATTCGCCTTTAACAAAAAGAACCAATGCCTGCCTATACCCTTAGCCAACTTGCGCCGATGCTCAACACATACGTTGAGCCTGACGGTGACTTTAAGTTCAGCCTAAACCAAGTGCTTTCCCGTATTTACAACATGGGGATTTACCGTGACCTTACTGTTCAGTATAGTCTGCCCGTAGTCGATGGGTGCGTCACACTTCCAGAGGATGCCGATTCCGTATTGCATACAATGGTTGACGGGTTTCCTGTTCCCGTTCGTTCTTTGTGGCATGACTTTAAATCTGTGGGCATTGGCAACTTGTCCAATAACGCCACTACCCAATGGGGTTTGATTGACGCTGGCTACACCCCTACCAAACAACTTTTTGCTGCGGCCACAGCGAACTTGTATATCGAATCCGCATCCGGCTCCGGTATCACCCATACTTTCTCACCAAACGACGGCAACGCAATCGAGGTTGTTGGCAGTGATGGTGACCAGTTTTATACCGGAGCTTTGCTTACAACCCCTTACCGTATCAATTTTAGTACACCCGTTACAGGCATTGTGAGCATTAGGTATGACAACCTGACCGGATCTTTTGACCTTCGCACAACAGCCTTAGACGGCGACACTACTATTGCAACAGTCGGGCCGGATAGCGGCGTAACCCGCTACCGTCGATTCCGAATCAATGGGGCTACCGATGGTCAGACCGTAGTGCATGTACTCTGCAAGCGGGCTTTCCAGCCCCTGTATAATGACAATCAAATTGTGCACGTAGGCAATATTGGCGCAATCAAACAAGGGCTTTTAGGTAGGCTCATGGAGGACAACGCTGACATTGAGCGTGCCCAATACCACTGGAGTCAGTGTATGCTTTTGATGGAAGAGGAAGCCAACTCCAGTAGGGGGGCGGCTATCCCGCGACTTAACATTGATCCGTATGGGACCGGATCACAAAGTCGCCTGTACCAGCTTTACTAATGAAAGTCATCACACCCTCGGACGCGAACCGTAAACAGGCGCGTCTTGAGGCTAAACAAATGGGGGTCTTGTATAAGTCAATTACAAGAGGAGCAGGCAATGAGATTGGCATGATGGGTGAAATCCTTGTGCAAGAGATCATTGGCGGGGAGCGTGTCGGTGCTGTTAATCCGGCCTATGATATTGTGCTGCCCAACAAAATAACTATTGATGTCAAGACCACAAAGGCCGCAGCCGTTCCTGAACCCCATTATGTTGCCCGTGTATACGGTAGCGAGGCCAATAAGGAAAAGCTGTGTAGCAAATGTAATGTTTACTATTTCGTTAGGTGTAACCAACAAATGACTTTGGCTACTATTATCGGCTGGATGCCCGCCCGTGAGTTTATTGAGCGTGCAGTATTCCTGCCAAAAGGCAACGTGGACCCTAGCGATGGAAAACTTTCCTTTGCTGATGAGTTCACGTTGCCGATCTCGGAGCTATATCCGCCAACCCTTAAGTTGACGAAGAAGCGTATTGCGATTTAGAAGTCGTCGCCCTTGTCGATATCGAAGTCCTTAGACAGATCGATCTCCCATACTTTACCGCCACCGTCACCCCTGCTTCGAACGGGTCGAATTCCTTTGTTGTGCTTGCTGACCTCCTCAAGGACCGTCATGCCCCTACGTACAAACTCAAGGTTGTTGCTGTTGCCAACGCTACGGCCACCATTTGATTCGTGCAGGACGACGGTAAACTCAGTAAGAGTGCCACGCCATTTTGGTCGGTCGGTATACTCGCGGACCTTCTTAGCGAAGAACTCCACCATTTCAGCAATAGCTGAACGTGAGCTATTGTCATAGGCTGCTGCTTCGATAAACGAGTCGATGTATGTTTTGACCCCGAAGCGGCTTGAATCCTTAACTTCAAGCGGAGCTTTCCAATCAATAAGCCACTTAAGGAAGTAGGGGAGTTCTGTCGTGATTGTGTTTTCGACAAAGTCGTTTGACCCAAACTTAACCTTATGCCCGCCACTAATACGCAACGCAATGATCTTATCGCGGTTGCTGCTATCCAATGATGGCAGCGCGGCGAGGGAGTTCGCGTCGAGGTTAAGGGACATCATGACGCGACCGGACCACGGCAGCGGGATAGCGTCAGCATACTTAGCGTGATACTCAAGCCTAGGATTAGCCACACAACGCTTCGTAAGCTCCACGAATTTACGCTGGTCTGCATAGGTTGCCGCAGCAGTTTGGTCGTCAATAACCCAAGCAGCAGAGCCGCAGAGATCGCGGTTGAAGTTTGTTTTGCCCGACAAGTAATCCGAAGCATCGCTAAACCCGCCGACTGATGCACCAATAATCTTGTTGGTCAGTAGCGTCTTGCCGTGCCCCGTTGGGCCCAATAGGATAAACAGCTGCCCTTGATCGAGCCGATGATTAAGGATAGCTAGATAGAGCCGCTGATACCATGCAAGGAAGTAAGGTAGCGTCGAGTTTCCGTTGTCATCATCCGCGAAGAACGGGATCACGAACTGGTGAATCCAAGGCCAGTTGGCTGGATCTCCGTTGTCCGCAGGTTGAACGGGAACAGCCCTACAGTTATTCAGGATCTTGCGGCCATTGAAGCAGACCACACGGTCCTTTGAGAACACAACGGGTGCTACCTCCTCAACACGACAATCATTTGAGATAGAGAGGATAGCCTGCTCAATCTCGGTGATCGTCTGGTTCTTCTTCATCTTAGGGCAAAAACCAGCCTTTCGTAGTTCCAGAATAAGCTGGTCTTTTGGAATGGCTACCGGACTACCGTCAAGAAGTTTGTAATAGTTCTTACCGTTAAACCAGTATTGGTTAATAAGGTGGGAGAGCTTTTTCTCCTCAAACTGGTCTAGGAACTTCTTGCCCAAGATCTCACGCCATGATGCGAACCCCTTTCCTGCACGATCAGAGTAACAGATCATGCCATCTTCCCGAACCTGACATCCGTCACGGTCAATGCCGTCGTCAATCCAGAACAGCGGACCCCTTGCACCGACTACGAAATCACCCTTCCACCTATTTGGGAACTTACGTAAGACTTCAGCAGCGATATCATCAAGCGGAACATTCGTATCCGATGTCCTGATCGGCGTATCATTTGCGGCTTTAAGTAGGATTGTTCGGGCAAAGTTAATCGGAATCTGGTCTCCGATCTTAGTCCAATTAGTCCCGATCTCAAAGTACTGAGACGGCTTGAGGCTTGTCTTATCAAACCCACCTAAGAGCATCGAGGCTTTCAAGGCATCACACAATCGCTTCAGGAAAGCGGGCGCGATGTCTGGCGCGATAGGAAGCGGCGAGTCGAACTCCCACACAAGGCGCACGAAACCGGAATAGGTTTTGGACCTCCATGTTGGCATGGGTGATCCATCACATCGGGTCTTAAGCACTTGATCGATGGTATCCCAATCCACAGGAACGTCATCAAAGTCCGCGACAAAGCCGTGGATCTTGTTGACGGGATTCTCTGTGCTAATCCTAGCGTTTGGGGAGTCCCCTTCAGCCATTGAATAGAAGCAATGGTCTGTTGAATCCTTAGCGCACCACTCTCGGTATTCCGCTTTATTCGCGAATGTCGGGCATGTATGCGTAAGGGTTGATAAGTCATCAGTTGCCGCCGTAACGACGGCGCGGTTGTTTTTAAGGTATCGGTATTTCATTTGGAGTAGAGATCAAGAATGTGTCCTTCAGCGGCAACAGGAATGTCAGGAATCCATGACGGTGCTGTGTGCATGATTTTAAGGATATCGGAAAGGGCTTGCTCTGCGTGCTCTTCCGGCACTTCGCAAACCATTTCGTCATGAACGTGCAGAATTACAGGATAGCCAGCAGCGTCAACCCGAATCATCATGTCTGAGAAAATATCTCTGGCTAATCCTTGGGACATGTTTTCCGTTAAGATGCCGCCCCACAAGGCAAAGTCCCGCATCTGGCCGTTGCGAACTAGTTTGCCGATGTATCGGAAGCGATTCATTCCGCCCGTCTCCTTCATCCGCTTAAGCTTGCCGTATTGCATGGAGCGGCCAGACGGAAGACCCAAACCAAAAGGCTCTTCAAGATTATAGGCCATAACCATATCCTGATCCAGACTGCGCCAGTATTTGACAACGGTGGACATCTTATCGCGGTACGTCTTAACGGCAACCTCTGCTTCGGCCATTGGCATATTGCTGAATGCGGAGAACTTATTAGGCCCCATCCCGTATCCGCAGCCTAAGACGATTGATTTCACCTTGTGCCGTAGAGCCTTATCGTAGTCCTTAAGTTGGCCGTTGGCTGGATCATGCAGACCCAACAACACACCGAATGCATGGTAGATGTCATCGGACTCCCGAATAAGGTTTAGGGCTTTCGTATCCTTTGCCAGCCAGCAGAGTGTGCGGACTTCGATCTGCGACAAGTCCACCACGATAAGTCTGTACCCGTCCTTTGGTTTAATCATGTGTCGGAAGTTGACCCCGAACATAGCGTCTCTCGGTAGATTTTGCAGGTTCAAGTTACCGCCGCTACCGCTGAAGCGAGCCGTGGGGTTTGCCCCGCAATACATAAGCCCACCGTAATAACGACCGTCGGGCATAGTTCCGGCATCGAAAGCTTCAAGCTTGCGGAGGAAGGCGTTGATCCGGCGATAGCTTTGAACAGCACGCGCCCAAGGACACGCCTGTTGGTGTGCAGCAAACCACGCATCCGCCTCTTCGCTATCTTGAGCGAGCGAGGATGGTGGCGTGATTCCTTGCTTGCGGCATTGCTCATTAAACGCTTTGCGGGACAAGGGGGTGTAGTCACCAATCCACGGGATGCTTTGCTCTGCTTCAAATAGTTCTGTTTTGATTTGACTCAGGTTCTTCTGCAAGAGCTCGGTGTCAATAGGGAGTCCACGCTGACCCACTTTACGGTTCACATGACTGATATTACGTTCGGTCTCCGGCCACCGATGCGACAGTTCCTGCCACAGTTTAAGGCAAAGCTCAGCATCCTTGATGGCATACTCGGTGACCTCTTTCTTGAAGTCCTCAGTCATGCTGCCCCACTGCTTGCCCTTCATATTGTCACGGGTTGTCTTCGTAATCTCAGTCCCGAAGACCGCAGCGGTTGCGTTCTTGAGTGATCTTGGAAGGCCTAAGAAGGCAGTCATGTCGGCAGTGCAGTGGCAGTTGAAGTTGACTTTCGGATACCATCCTTTCTCCACACCGTAGAGGTAGAGGGATTCATCGAAGGAGGCGTTGTGCATCACGACGGTCTTGCCCTCAAGTAAAGACCAGTTGAACTCTTTAGGGTGTCCTGCGAAGCGGTATCCATCATCCCCCACAACAGTAACCATATAGGCATCGAATGCCGGATGGGAGAAATAACCTCTCGGGCCGAGGGTTGTAATAGAACAGTCGTTATCATAAAACGACTCAAAGTCTAGAGCGTATGTTATCATTTTGGTATTTGGGCATAAAGAGACCCTGCACGATAAACCACTTAAGTTTA